TTAATGCTCTACAAAAATAACTTGTTGAACTAATTTCTTCCTCACGACGAGCCGCAAAGTATGAACCACTTGTTGCATTGATTGAGTTAAATATTAATTTTGCGTTATCACCAAATGTATTGGAACCGGTTGAAAATTGTACCGATGCTGATTGGAAACCAGCAGCTGCTCCGTTTGGATTTTCTAACCATCTCGGATTCAACAATATAATTCCTAAGTCAGGATAAAATAATCCTGGTGCACCATAAGTTGTTTCTGCTGATGCTGCGGTATTAATACTGGTTGTTCCCCCTACAATTGAACCACTAACAACATTGAATACTCTGTTTGCAGAATTTACCGTTGTGTTGGTTGTTGCAGAACTATCGTCAATTAATTTAATACCTGATTGTCCGTATCCACTACCACTTAAATGTAATTCCCAATTACCTGGGTCTACTTTTTCTCTCATTTGAGCTCTGTTGAATACGATAAATGCTATATCTTCAGAAGTTGAAGGAGCACTTGTAAATGTAAATTTATCAGTTCCTTGTCCTAAGATAACATTTCTAAATTGTCTGTAAAGTGCAGCTGTTTCTCTATTACCCGTAGTAGTTTTGGTTGTGTTTCCAATTGAACCACTACCTCCGTGGTGTCCATATCCAACTGCAAACTGAACTTGTGCTGTTGAATCTGAATCTGGGTCAGCATTGTATACTGGAATATAAGATGCTGAAACATCACCTAATGTTGATGAATAAAAGAAACTATCTGTGCTTCCACCTTTTGTAGTGGAACCTAATGAAGTTGCACCATTACTGAATAAACCAGAACTAATTTTTGTTCTTTCAGTATCTACAATATCCGTAGCCTGAACTAATGGTTTAAAAATATCTACTGGTCCTGTTGGTGGTACTGGTGGGTCTTCATCACCTCCGTGTGGAACGTCTCGTCCTACTTTATCTGCAATATATTTTTCAAGTGCAGCTACTAAAACACCTTGATTCGATGATGTCAAGTTATAAACTGGTAGTAAAGCTTCAAAAGCACCTGGTATTGCTGCTAATGTAGTTTGAATTCTTTGGACTTCAATTTGTAAATCTTCTAATGGAAGTGGTGTTCCGTCTACAAATCTAGCTTGTGCTGGTGGGTAACTAATATGTGCCATTATTCAAAAGTTCCTTTCGAGTTGTTTTTAATGGTAACTACACGAGTTGCTGCTGTTGTCTCACCCGTTACAAATACAACTGTTTGAAATATCGTTCTACTGGTGTCTGCTGAAACATCTTTTATAGTTAACTCAATTGACTGACTTCCTCTAATGGTTTGAGTTCTGTTGTCATTTGAAAGAGTTAAAGTACCACTATCTGTTGGTGTTATTGATGCTAAATCAGTATTCAACAACTGAAAAGTATATTTTTCTGGTGTAGAAGGACCATTAGTTGTTCTTGGCGTTATCAGTTCAGTTGCGGTTGGATTAGATGTACTTCCAATGTTTCCTAATTGTATATCTTCGATAAAAGCAAGATTAGGTTTATCCTTATCTGCTGTAAATAGTTTGTATCTCATTACTTGAGTTTCATCTACGAATGCTTCAAGTAGTGGCATATTTTCCAATACTGCTCCATAATATGTAGAACCATTTGGGTGTGATGTATCCCAAAGTTCATAATCTATTTCATCATCTGCTAATGCAAAATGTGTTATTTCAAAAATTTCATCAGCTGATGCTAACTTTTCTCTACCTCTTTTAGTAAGGATAGCATCTACCGTGATTGTTGTGTTGTCTAAAAATCCCATTTGTTTGCTCCTGTGATATACATATAACTATTCTTATTCAGTAATAAATATAAGAAAGTTAAATTTTATTAATCTGTTTTTAGTCTTGACTCTCCTGGTGTCTGTGTTACAAGTTTTGTTGGGTTTGTAAATGTAATTTGAACTGGGTCTTCACCAGTTATATCGTTTAATCTGTTTAATTGTGTTCCAGTATAAAACAATCTATTACTTATGGTGTCTTTATGTGCAGCTTCAAATTCTGCAGGTTCAAATGATTGACTATAAATATAGTTATTACCATTCTTGGACCATGCTCCAAACCCGTTTGCTTCTGATACACTTAGTGATGAAGTGTAGTAAAATTCTTTTATTTGATTAAATCTTGATACTCTGGAAGAACTTACGAATGGTTGAACTACTTCTTCAAATTCAACCTCAGTTCCACCAAAAGTAATACTTGCTGTTGCATATAAAGTTGGTTCAGTTGTATTTGGATTTAATTCATTAATCTTATTTAGTGTTGCAATATTAGTTCCTCGTGAACCCGTGTTAACCACTACCACACTTTCATAGTATGGATTTGTTCCTGATAACTCAATTACATTATCTGAACCAGATATAAATCTACTAATTCTTAGTCCATCTTCAAATTCACTTGCGTTTTGATAATATGGTGATGTTGTTTCTGGTTTTTTACCAATAACTTCTTTTGTTCTTTCAAGTATGTTTGGTTCAACAACATATCCCATTGTTGATTTAGCTCTGGCCGGTACAAAGTTTTTAAGTGTTTTGAATATACTACTATCGTAAAATGATAGTATTCTCATATAATCCCAAAAGTTATTTGAACCTAAATATCTTTTAAAGTATTCGTGTTTCTTTTGTTCAAGAGTTCTGTATGAATATTCAAACTCATCTCTTGGGTCTCCGATGAAATCATCAAAGTTTATATCTGCTAATGAATATATTATGTCTTCATTAATCACATCAGTAGGTGATAAGTAAACTCCTAACTTTTCACTATCGATTGGTGCAAAGTCTTGTGATGATTTTTCATTACTGGTTTCATAAGACAACTGAGTACCATCTTTCAATGTGTTATCTTCAATTCTAATCTTAGTTGCGTTTCTACGACTTGGACCTATGTTAGGTATTTTAACTTTTTCCTGGTCTACCAATGAACGATAAAAGTTTCCTGTAAACCCATTGACATCAACACTTCTGGCTTCATATGTTTTTAAATGTGAAGTGTTTGATGCTGTTGCTATTGTTTGTAAATTAATATTGTCATTCAATTCATAACGAACTAATAATTCATCATAGGAAGATGAAAAACTATTTCCATTGTATGCCTTTGGTGTTCGAACGTGATTATCAAAAGTATTTTGTGATAACACCTCTGACCATAAACGATATTCCATTAACGAACCTGTAAATTGTGTACCAAACGCACTACCACTACCACCTAAGAACACGTGTCCTGATGATGTAAATGCTGCTAATGAATTCTTCATACCAGTAGTCAAACTTTGTGATGTTGCATAAACTATTCGTTGTCTTGTAGAATCGTATTGTTTTGTTGTCAATTCAAAAGATGAACTTGCATAAATACTATCTTCAGTAAATTCACTTGAATCACTTGATGATACTCTCGTTAACATTACTGACCACATATCATCATTGTAAAATGGTTGTAGTGATGAAGTAATGAATTCTGATGTTCCGTCAGAAGCACTGATACTAAATCTTAAATATCCATATTCATCAGTTGCACCATTGTCTTGTAGTGTGATAGCCCAATCATTATTTTTTTGTAATATAACTTGGTCTTGAGACTTAGGACTTCTAAATCTTACCTCTAATGTATCTGGATATAATCCGTCCGTGTGAGTCTTCCAATTTGATTTAATATATTGTCCTGATTTAAAATCTAATGCATAAGTAAATTTTCTTTTTAATTCATAACTTACTCTTGTTCCTTTATCCGGTCCACCATATTCTCTTACTCGTAATATAGAACTTGGTATACCATAACAATTCAGTATACCTTTTAAAGAACGTTCTGTCCCTTTTGTTTTTACAAAGTATGGTAAGTTAGATAAAATTCTCTTGTATATTTCTTCCGTAACTTTTTCTTGTCCAGACTCATATAATCCATCTCCACTACCACTTTTACCAAATAGATACTCTGGTAAGTTTAAGTAATTATTTCCATTGGTTAAGTCTATTCCGAGTTGTTTAACATAATGTCTTGCTACATCTTTTGATATACCTTCAGATAAATTATTTAATCTTTTGTTAACATCTGTAAAGTGTTTTGTATATGTCCAGACTTCATCAAATTGTTGTCCAACCATATCCATAAATTCTAAAAATACATTGTTTTGAGAATCTGCATAAACGTGTTCTGGTAATGAGTTTCTTAAAGAGTCTGGATTATTAAAGTCATATGTAGAAGCACTTGATACCATATTGTCAAACCAAGTTACTGCAGTTGAACCTGTTGAAGGAACTAACCTGTATGGTTCACTTGAATTTTCTTTTGGCCAACTCGTGTCGTGAAACAATCCATTAGAACCACTTGAATAAGATGAACTTTCATAATATAAAAAGTTTTCATACGGGTCAAATGAGTCTTTTACTCTTTGTCTTTTTCTTTCAATAGATTGTATTCTGGATAATGAACTTGTAATGTTGATTAGTGAATGACTAACAGCTGAGTGTGATTCAATTAAAATTAATTTATTTTTAAAATTACGAAGTCTTCTTTCTGCGTTAGAAAAATGAACAAAGTTTCCAAAACCTGTATCATCAACTTCATAATATTCAGTAGATGTTTTTTGATAATCAATATTAGGTTGTACATTGAGTAAACTACCTGATACTAATTCTCTTTCAATCTTTCTATTTAGTTCATTATCTGTACTTAGTAAATTATTATGAGATTTGTAATCCATAACATTATTTTCTATTGGACTATCTACATTGTCCAAGTCAGCTTCAAATAAGAATGTATTATTAACTTTAACAAGTGGAACTAATGAAACATTGTCATCGTAATCAGTTATTTTTTCTTCTACGATTGTAAATCCTGATGTTCCTTCTTCAAGTAATGATTGATTAAGTGGTTCTTTTAATTTAAGTTTAAGTCTATCAAGTTCAAATTTAGAATTAATAATCAAGTAGTAGTCATTGTTTATCTGTACATAAGATTTGAAATCACTTACTTTATTTAATTCTTGTTTTATATGGAATAATGGCCATTGAACTCCTTCTAAGGTTTCATCTAACTGAACATAATCTGCAAATTTGTATCCAAAATCAATTATACGATTAGGTCCGGTTAAAGTACTTAATCTACCAATTCCATCTACTTTAAATCCACTTTCTCTTAGTTTTGTATACTCGTCTTGTAAATTATGAGAAACCTCAACAACATCATCACTTATGACTTTTTCTATTGTCATTTCAAAGTTAAAAAATACTGACTTTACATTTTGTTCAACTTTATATCCTTCACCACCACCATCTCTTTCTCTTGGTCCATTTTTATTACTCCAACTCCAATCAATATTATCAGTATCGTTTGAACCATTGTAAGTGTAAACTGGATACATATTATCTGCTGCTGTATCCCACATAAAGTGATGTGCGTTATCACCAACCTTACCGTGTCTATGACCTCTTACTGCTGGTCTACCAGTTGCTAACCACCAATACTTTGGTAAGTTTTTATCATTGTTTTCACCAAACAACTCAGTAGTTGAAAAACTTTTTCTTAAATTTTCTGGTGCATAATAATTACCACCCAGTGCACTATATTCTTCTAATTCATATCTACTGAGTTCATCAACCCGTACTGATTGTCCTTGTTCAGCTGAAAAAGGTAAAACTCCATATTCTGCATTTGTGGATTCAAATTGACTGATAGGAAACATAGTATCACTTACTTTTCTTATATTTCCTTTACCTTCCCACTCAGTTCCGTGTTTATCGTCATCTGGGTCAAGTAATGGTGCGAATTTCTCGTGAAACGGAACATATGCTCTAATGTAGTTTTCAAAAACCACTTTTGAACCAACCATACCTTGTGTAAATTTAAAAGGTTCTTCTGTTTGTTGTTCTGTTTGTAGTGTTATTGTGTTTGTTGTGTGATTGAACTTTAATGAAAACGGAAGTGTATTGTATTGTGTAAGGTCATCTCTATATGGTTTATTAGGATAGTTTACTAAATTTAAATCTAAGTTTCTTAGGTTTCTTATGTAGACATCATCTGAGATGTAATTAGCTGGTCTTAAAGAAATTTCATTTCCTGAATCATTAAACTCGTCTAATTCATATGTGAATGGATTAACTTCAACTGGTGATTCTAAGTCTAAATCACCCTCAATTATTTTGTAATATCCTGGATATGATTCGTTGGGTCCAACTCCATATGGTCCATTGTAAACTTGTCCATTTTCATCTACGACAAAGTATTGTAATTCATCACCGGAAATCTTTCTTAAAAATTTATATAATACTCTATAATCACCCGTTTCATAACCTAAGTCTCTAAGGTGTTGACCAACATTTAATTTTAAAGTCTTTCTACTAAAGTCTGGATTAACATCACGAACTCTAACTATCGATGTTTTTAAAACTTCATCTGTATCGATATCAATAACGAATAACTTAATATAATCTCGTTGATGAATATAAGGTGCTTGAAAATCATCATCTATTAAATTATAATCAAATATTCTACCATAGCTTGATATACTTCCAGGCTCTGGCTTAAAATATGTTGATATTTCTCTTGGTGTGAATCCAAATTTCTTAGACATTAGTAATCCTTATAAGTCTTCAAAAGTTCTGTTTAGTTTTGAAGTATATCTTGAGTTAAAAAATTTTTCTTTTATTACAACTGTAACTTGTTCATATTCTTGTTCATCTGCTTTACCAAATGCTATTGGGTCAGCAAACGAAAGTAAAAAACCACGATTATCTCTCGTAACACTTGTTTTAAAATTTGGATTAGTTTTATAATCAGTTCTTTTCGCAAGTATCTGTTTTCTTATTCGTTCTCTTTCAAGTTCTCTAAATTTTTCATAGTATTCTGAATTTGCTACTGCTTTTTCTGTTGATTGATATGGCATATTTACCTCACTACTCTAAATTCATATTCGTCATCGTAGAAGTTTATTTGTTCGTCTGTTGTTCCACTTCCACTTACAACCTTAATTGTAAATCTATAATTTCTTTCTGCTTGAAATCCGTTCATCCATAAGTTGAAATAATTACCTGAACTATCACAACTAATTTTTGAACCTGTTCCAAATGGAACAATTATTTCCTCTGTATCAGCATCTCTTACTTGATAGTATATTGAACCACTCGGTAAATACTTTACATCTAATTCTGCTGGTGTTGTTGCGAAAGCAGTAGTAGGATATAATTCTCTACCAACTACTCTAAACTTTACAATAGAACTTTCTTTGTATTCTTCTCGTAAATTCTTGAAGTAAACTTTCAACCTTTCTAAATCAGTTGATGATAGTGGTGATAAACTTCCTGTTGACCAAGAACTATCGTCCCACTCTACTTCTAATTTAGGTGGATAGATTGTGTGAGTTTCTGTTGAGAAAAATTTTAAATCTCCAAGTCTTGTCGTACTACTTTCATCTTTTGTTGTATCACTACCTGGATTATATGAAAAGTCTGCTGAACCCGTGTATAAAGATTCTCTCTTGACTAAAAATCCTTGATTAGGAAATAACGATGAAGAATAGATGTGTAGATTTACTAAGTCAGTAATGTCCATTCTAACATCTTGTGTAGACTTGGTCAATCCAAAAGAACTACTTACTGATAATCCTGTACCTTGACTTCCTGTCCACCAAGAACCTCCGTCAGTTAGTGTTGATGTTGATACCCAAGGTGTTTTTTCATCGTGGTTTCTATATTGATAACTAACACCATTTGTTGTTACTGGGTCGTGGTCAAGTTTACCATCTCCTTCTGTCCAACTACTACCACTTACTATGTAAGCAAATAAGTTTTGATTTCTTAATAATTCTGTTGAACCAGCGTCGTATAAATTTAAATAAAACTTTGCACCTGATGAAATCTTACCACTTTGTATTGATGATGAAATATATGAATAATCAAATTGTATCAACACTCTTGAAACATTTTGTACTGAACCATTGTTAGCTACAGTTTTATTTACTTCAAGAATTTCATCTGCACCAGTATTGATTGATGAAGTGGTTCCACCTGAATAAATTGTTGCGTCTTTATCTCCAAATTCAAAATAGTGCATTATATTTCTCCTAATACTTTACCAATAATATCGGTGTCTGGATATTTTAATTCAAATATACTTGGGTCTTTTGAAGGATAAACTATTCCGTTTTTTGTTGATTGTGCGATGTCATAAACATTACCACTATATCCTTCTGATGTTGTTGCTTTATTCTCAACAACGACTAATGGATTTCCAGGTTCGTTTCCGTCTGGTGGTACTACACTCGCTACTCCCTCTACCAATGATATTTGATATGCTACATCACTTAATACGATAGGTTGATTGATTTGCCATTTATCAATGTTGAAATGTTCTCTAACTCTTTGAATACACTTAAACAATACTGAGTTTTGGTTATACCCTCTTTGAGTTATGATTCCAAACTTTATTGAAAAATTAATAATATATGCATTTTTCAAATTGATAGCATCTGTTACGATTCTATATTGAGATAAATACATTTTTAAATTTTGTTTTACAGCTTCATTTACATTTGCTAAATACTTATTACTATCATAACCTAATAAATACATATTCAATGCAAGTGGGTTATCGATTTCTTCAGTAATATCATTATTAATTTGTAGTTGTTTATCCTGAACAATAAATGCTTTTGCTATGTTTCCATATTTTTGTGGTAAAGAATAAACTCTTGTTATGTAGTCTGCTTGTGTTACTGCTCTGTTTTGTGCGTTGAAGTAAGCACTTGCATTCTGTTTTACTTCTGTAAGAGTTTCTTCACTTGAACCTCCTGATGCTGGTGTCGGATTATTAATAGATAAACTATCTTTTGATGTTTGTACAAGTGATGAATCTAATCCGTCTTCTTGAATTGTAAAAGTAATATTTTTTGGAAACCTAATTGTATTACTTCTAACATTATGTTCTACTGCTCCACCAAAACGATATGTAACTGTTAGTGTCGTATTACTTGGTGCTAAACCAAAAGTTCTGGTTTTCATAAAATTACTTGGGTCAAAAGCAGTATCTAAATGTGTAACACCAAAACTTAATGCTGAACCTACATTGTCTGGATTAGGAACAATCACTTCATCTGGATTATCACTAACTCCTGCTCCAAATCTTAATTCCATACGATTATCATCACGAACATAAGTTGTAAATCTTCTAGCTGTTTTAATTAATCTCAACATATAAGGTGTATCGTTTTGAAATGCAGAATATGTTGGGTCGTTAAGAGTTGTGTTTTCTATTGACTCAAATACTGTGTCTTGTGCTAAAAATGGAACTTGATAAAATTTATTATTATTGCTATCGGTTACGGAAACAATTTCTGTAACTTTGTCATTAGACAAAACTAACTTGTCAAACTTTTTAGCATTACCAAAAGAAAAAGTTTCAGTTACGGTTTCACCAGATTTTGCTAACACCATTTTTGTAAGTTTAAATTGATTTGGGTCTGTTCCAGATGTAGGAACTTGAACTTCATCTATTCTTCTATCTAACTCACTCGATACTTTAAAATTAACATCATCAAGTAAAGTAAAGTCTACACCAGTATCTGATGTAATTATGGAATTTGCAGACAACACTCCAGCATAACTTAAGTCTGGTTCAAATACACCACTTCCATCATCTTTAGCTGGAACTAATTGTGATACTTGTAATTCTACGGTAGCTGGAATCGCAAGAGATGGTTTATATCCTAATGATTGTGCAATATCAAAAATGTTTTTCTTTTCTTCAGCATACTCTATTAGTGTTTCTTTATATTGATTATCAACATAGTAATTTAACACATCTCCAACATAAGACGCCATTTCAATAAACATCATACCTGGTGATGATTCATTAAAATCATTGTATGTGTTTGGAAAGTAAGTTTTTGCAAACTCTATTAGATTTTGTCTAATGGAAGAAAAGTCCCTACCGAGATAACTTACATCTTTCTTTACTATTTTTTTGTTTGTATTATAATCTACATTAGTAGCCATTTTATTCTCCTACAACTAAATTAAATGTTATGCTGTCAAGTGTGTCAGGGTCCACTTCGGTAGTGTATTCTAAATTTATTTGTATTTCATTTGGATTACTATCATTCTGAACAACAATCAAATCATTAACAACAACATAAGGTAACCAAGTAGATAATGAAGTTCTAATATCATTGTCTATACTTTCTAAAGTTTGTGGTGTTATTTGTTCAAATAACAAATCTCTTAAACCACAACCAAAGTTTGGTTGAAAAACTCTTTCACCTCTTGATGTAAGAAGTAAATTTTTGATATTAGATTTAACTTGTTGTCTGATGGTTTTTGTTTTACGAAAAAAACCTTCTTGACTATAATCTAATGGAAATTCTATTCCAACACATATGTCATCAGTTCTGTCTATTTCTCTTACACTCATTATGGTCTAAAGTTCTCACCCTTCTTTTTCTTATCCATTGCTTTCATCAAACCAGAATAATCACGAGTTAATGCATTTTGAACATCTTCAGGAACTTGGTCTACTGAAACACCTTGTTTCTTGATTGTATCAACTGCTGCCATTTCTCTGGCTCTTTCTTTATTCTTACCCATACCTAAGTTTCCATATCCTAAGACATCTGCCATATTGTCAGAACCTAAGACACCACCACCCAATGTTGGATAGTCTTCTTGTTCTTGACTACCTAATGGTTTGGTGTTGTTCAATACCTCGTTCAACGCTTTGTTTGATGTGTATTGTTTTTTTGGTTTTTGTTTGACTTTTGGTTTAGGTTTAGAAATCGTTTCTGCTAGTTTGATTTCTTTTTTGTCATTAATAAATATCTCGCTTAGCTGTTTTTTGATTTCTTTACGAACAACTAATTCAATTATTTTTACTAATTCATTTTTTTTCATTACTACTCCTATTCTACATTTATTTTTTTACTTAGATAAGTTTCACTATCTTTTATATTTTGTAATCTTATTATTTCTTTTGTTAGTTCAATACTTTTTGCTGTTGGTGAACCACCACTTTTCACTAACTCTTCTGCTATTTCACTTTCGTTAGAAGAAATTTTACTATCAATCAAAGATTCAATTAAAAATATAAAGTCCTGATTACCCAAAACCGCTTGTCCAGAAGTGCTTGAACCAATATCTATTGTTGGTGAATCTATTTCAACTTTACCTGTTGATTTAATCTCAACATTATCTCTTGAGTAAATACCAATCCCACCTTCTTCACCTTTGGAATTAAATACAATTCTATCTGATTGTACTACTACTTGTGGTTTGAAATATGTTGGACTATTGTCAAATGTTGAATTTACTCCTACATCTTCATACGGAACATATTCATCAGTAGTTAAATAGATTGAACTTTTTTCTTCATTTACAATTCTGGAAGTTAAATCACTTGTTAGCGATTCATTGTAAACTGGACCATTAGTAAATCCACCCGCTACAATCTTTACATTTGGTGATTCAGTTAAATTTCTTTTGTCTGAACTACCGGACTGAAATTGATTACTACCTAATCTAATTGAGTTTCCAAACCTACCTTGTATAATAGTATCTCCCTCTCTCATTAATAGCTTTTTAACACGAGATGACGGATTAAAATATTTACCAAATTTAAACTTTATTCTATCATATGGACTACCTACTCCCCTAATACTAACTCCAAAGTTAGAATCGGCTGTTGCTAAATTACCTTTGTTCAACTTGGACATATAGTAATACTTTCCACCAAACTCACAACCCAGTATCTCTTCTCCTTGAACTGGAACTTGTAGTATGTTAGAATCTAATGGATAAAAAATATTTGCCTTTTTAAATGGTCTATTTTGTTGAGATATATCAAACCTAGCTCTTACGGCACCAATTAAGGACTCATCAAGAGTATCTGTAAATACTTCAAGAACCTCTGCTGGTTCAAACTTTAACATTAATTTTCCTTCGCGATTGAAGACTCTATTTCGTCTTTTTTGATTTGTAACTCTTGAACATCTGATTCAATTGCGTTCATCAATTGTTCTTTTTCTGCTTCTGATAAACCGAACTCATCTCCTGAATCTGATATTCTTTTTTCTGCTGCTGTAATTCTTTGAACGATAGTTGCCAACTTAACAAGTTGTTCATCGTTCTTGACATTAATTTCTAAATACTCTTTTAGCATAGGGATAATCTGAACGGCTGTATCTCCGTCCTTGATAAA